AATGAGTTATTAAGAAAGTACTCTGTTGCTGGAATTGTAACTGAAATACTAGATTTGAAGTATTTGTATGTTGAATCTCATATTAATGCATATTATAACCCAAGTTTAGCATCAAGTTCAGATGCAGTTAAAGCTGTAGTATTAAATAATGTTAATACTTATGCAGATTCATCTGAAATGAATAAATATGGAGCAAAATTCAAATATAGTAAATTTCAAGCTGTTGTAGACAATAGTAATGATTCTATAACTTCAAATATTACAAAGATTGAAATAAGAAGAGATTTAAAACCTGCATTAAATCAAAATGCAGAATATGAGTTATGTTTTGGTAATTCTTTTTATATAAAGAGTGTAAATGGTTATAATATTAAATCATCAGGATTCAATATCTTTGGAGTGGCTGATACTGTTTATTTAAGTGATATTTCTAATTCTGATAGAAAAACTGGAAGATTGATTTTATTTACCTTAAAGGGAAGAAGTAATCCTACAATTATTAGCAACAATGTTGGTACTGTTGATTATGTTAGGGGTGAAATACTAATTAAACCTATAAACATAGTAGCAACATCTAAACATGTCCAAGAAATTCCAATAATAGAAATTTCAGCATGTCCCAAATCCAATGATGTTGTTGGATTGCAAGATTTATATTTACAATTAGATATTAATAATAGCACTATAGATATGGTTGCTGATAACATAGGTTCTGGTGAAAATACATCAGGTACTCTTTATACAGCTACTTCAAGTTATTTTTCTGGTGATCTAGCTAGATTGACTGAAGATGAAGGTGCAAATACATCCCTTCTCTCCTCAGATACATATGTCGTAGGAGCTGCTAATAATCCAGTGTTAGCACCTGCTAGTTCTACAATGTCTACTTCAGGATATTAATTCTCCCGTAAAATGCCAGAAAATACAAGAGTCAAAATTAGTTCAGTTGTAAAAAATCAACTGCCAGATTTCGTAAGAGCAGATTTTCCTCTTGCTGGTGAATTTTTAGCACAATATTATACTGCTTTAGAAGGTCAGGGATCTACATTAGATGTTTTACAAAATATTGACAAATATATTAAAGTTGATGAATTAGCAGATTTAATAGAGTCTACAACTCTTTCATCTGTAGTAGGAATTGCTGATAATACCATATCTGTAGAATCTACCACTGGATTTCCTGATAGTTATGGATTAATTGAAATAAATTCTGAAATTATTACATATACTGGAATTACTTCAACTTCCTTTACTGGATGTGCTAGAGGATTTAGCGGAATAACAACATATAAGAGTCCAACTAAAAAAGATGAACTTCTTTTTTCTCAATCAGGAATTTCTACTCATTCATCTGGAACAACAGTTAATAATTTAAGTATTAGATTTTTACAAGAATTTTATAAAAAAGTAAAATCTCAAATTACACCAGGATTTGAAGAAAGGAAATTATCTAGTGATATTAATAAAAGATTATTTGTTAAACAATCAAAAGATTTTTATTCATCTAAAGGAACTGATCAATCATTTGAAATTCTCTTCAGAGCACTTTATGGTAAAGATGTTGAAGTAATTAAACCACGTGATTTTCTTTTTATTCCTTCTGATGCTAATTATAAAGTTTCAAAGCAACTTGTAGTAGAGTCTCTTGATGGAGATCCCTCAGATTTAGTTAATAGAAACTTATTTCAGGATAATGTTTATGGATTACCTAAAGCTACAGGATCTATTAGTGGTGTAGAAAAGATAGTAAGAGGTGAAAAAACATATTATAGATTAAGTTTAGATTACAATAAAAAAGATGATAGGTTGAGTGGAGATTTTTCTATACACCCTAATACTAAATTAGTAGATTCTGTTTCTGTTGGTTCTACTGTTTTATCTGTAGATTCTACTGTAGGATTTGGAACCACTGGAACATTAATTGCTAATTATGCAGATGGAACTTTTAATGCTATAAAGTATGATTCTAAATCTTTAACTCAGTTTTTTGGATGTTCTGGAGTAGATAAATCTCTTTTTCCTACACAAGATTTGAGATTAGATGTAGATGCTTATGGATATTCTGGTGTAGGAACTGCTGATGTAGTAAGAGTTAGAGTAACTGGTGTTTTGGATGATTTGAATGTAGAATTTAATTCTACTTATTATAACGAAGCTGGTAGTATTATAGAACCTAAAGGATTGGGTTCTATTTCTAAAAGCACAGTAACAGATAATTTACTTACCAATATTTCTGTCACATATAACGTAGAATCTATAGAACTAGTTGACTCTTCAAACTTTACTTATAAATTAAATTTAGATAATGATCATAATTTTATTGTAGGAGATAACGCTCTTATTAATAGTGTTGCTTGTGATATTATTTCTCTTATTAGTTCTAAAGAGATTTTAATTAAAGGATCTGGTGAATTAAATACTGATATTAATTATAGAATTAAGAGATTATTATCCAAAACCAATTTAAGTAATTATCCTAGTGCTAATATCTATACTACAAATATTCAAAACTCATATTTAGATGATCATGATGTATATATCACTTCATCTTCTCTCCCAAGCTATTTTAAGGATGCTTTAGATATTAGAGAAACTTCTCTTACATTTTCTGGTTCATTTGAAGAGAGTTCTGAAATAACTATTCCAAATCATGGATTATTAACTGGAGAAAGAGTAATTTATGTTCCTGGTGGTGATGATAATAAATTAGATATTGTTGCTGGTGAATATTTCATTAAAAAAATAGATATTAATACTTTTAATATTTCTAAGAGTAGTGCTAATATTTCTAATGAGATATATGTTTCTTTTTCTGGAAACATAAGCAATAATAAGTTTGAACTTTCTCCTTTTAGTGGAAAAACAATATCATCGCAAAAAATAATAAGAAAGATTCAACCACCAGTTTCTACTCTTTCTAGTAAACTAACACCTGTAGGAAAAACTGGTATTTTAGTTAATGGAGTTGAAATACTTAATTATAAGTCAAATGATGTTATTAATTATGGACCTATTGAAGAAATTTCAGTTACAAGTGGTGGTGATGATTATGATGTAATAAATCCTCCTATTTTATCTATTACAGATTCTACTGGAGTGGGAGTATCTGCTTATTGTGAAGTTCAAGGTTCTGTTGAAAGAATTGATATAATAGATGCTGGATTTGATTATATTAACACTCCCACTATAAAAATAAGTGGAGCAAATGGAAGTGGATGTAGAGCTTATCCTAATTTAACTTTTAAAGAACATTCTTTAACATTTGATTCAACTTCAACTGGCGGGTTTGTCAATCTTACTAATAATACAATAGGATTTTCCACATTCCATAAATTTAGAGATGGAGAACTTGTAACTTATATTACAGATACTCAAACTGCTATAGCAGGTTTAACTACCAATGCATCTTATTATTGTTCTATAAAAGATGAAACCAATGTTTCATTGCATAATAAGTATGCAGAGGCAATTACAGGAGTCTCAACTGTCTCACTTACTGGTTATGGAGCAGGTATTCAAGAACTAAAATGCGCTAATCAAAAAAGAGTATTAAATTCTATAAGTATTGGAAGTTCTGGTTCTGGATATACTAATAGGTTGACTTCAACCACTTCTTCTGGAATTAATACTTCTAATAATATAATTAATATTCCCAATCATGGATACAAAAGTGGAGAATTAATAAGATATGATTCTAAGTCCACTCCTATCATTGGACTATCAACTTTAACTGATTATTATGTTACTGCTGTAGATGGTGGTTCATTTAAACTATCTGCTGTTGGAGTGGGATCTACTGCATCTAATTTTTATTTAAAAAATAAAAAATATGTAAATTTACTTTCTGGTGGTTCAGGAATACATGAATTTAATTATCCTCCCATTGAAGTATCAGTATTTGGAAATATTGGAGTATCAACTCTTTCTGGACAAAACTTTAATGCATCTGTAAGACCAGTTGTGAGAGGATCTATTAAGTCTGTATATATTGCTAATGGTGGTGTAGGATATGGATCTTCAGATATAATTAATTATAATAGACAACCTACCTTTGAATTGAAGAATGGTAAAAATGCCCAATTAATTCCAATAATAAGTGTTGAAGGTAAACTAACTGAAGTTATAGTTCTGAATGCAGGAGTAGAATATAATTCTCCTCCAAATTTAAAAGTAGGAGGAACTGGACAAGGAACTAATATTATTCCTATTTTGAAAGAAGGAAAAATAGAATCAGTTAAAATAGTTAATAGTGGTGTTGGGCATACATCTTCAGATGCTTTTATAACAGTAACGTCTAATGGAAGTGGATCTAATTTTTACAGTAGTCCCAAATCTTGGACTATTAATAATGTTGAAAGATTAGTTCAGAATGATCAAATCACAACTGATGATGGAATTGTTAGTGTAGGATTAAATCCTGAATATGGACTTCAATATTCACATTTATATTCTCCTAGAAAATTAAGGCAATCAACATACATAAAGAAAGCTATAGGTGATAAAGAAGTCTTTGTACCTGATTTATCTCTTGAAAATGATATTGAACAAGATTCAATTACTCATTCTCCTATTATTGGATGGTCTTATGATGGATGTCCAATCTATGGTCCTTATGGATATACAAATGCTTCTGGTGGACCAATTAAAATTTTAGAATCTGGATATACTCCTTCTATATCTTCCACTAGACCAAATCCACTAACTTCTAATGGTAATCAGATTTATTCTGAAGGATTTTTTGTAGAAGATTATTCTTATTCTGATGATAAGGATTTGGATGAACATAATGGAAGATTCTGCAAAACTCCAGAATATCCTAATGGAGTATATGCATATTTTTCTTTAATTAATCCAGATTTCAGAGATTCTGAAGGAGTATTTAAAAATTATAGAAAACCACAATTTCCTTATTTTATAGGTAATTCATTTAAACATGAACCCATAGAATATAATTTTGATTTTAAATCAAATCAAGATTTAGTGGATCTTAATAAAACAAAATTAGTCAGAAATACTAGTCCATATAATTTCCTTTTAAAAGATAGTTCATATGATTTCTTAGTAGATCCTAGTGATATTCGTAAACAACAAACTTATGTTGAATCTACTACTGCTGGTAATATACAATCAGTAGGAATTATTACAGGAGGAACTGGATATAAAGTTAATGATGAAGTGGTTTTTGAAGATGCTGGTTCTAGTGGTTATGGAGCTAAATCTAAAGTTACTCTTATTAAAGGGAGAACTATAAGTAATATTAGTGTTGCTAACACTGAATTTTCAAATGTAGAAATTATACCAAATGGTGGTTCTCAATTTGTGGGATATACTACTACTCCTCATAATTTTTTCCATAGAGAATCAATTTACTTATCTGGATTAAGCACAACTGGAGTTAATAATAATTCAATAATAACTGTAGGAATAAAGACTGGTTCATTTAAATTATATGAAGAAGTAGGAACTTCTGCTGCCACTGGTATAATAACTTATTTTAACCTAAATGGTTTTGCAAGATATCCTTTCATTAGATCTAATGATGTTTTGGGAATAGGAACTGAAAAGGTAAAGGTATTAAATGTAGATAATGATTTATCTAGAATTAGAGTAATAAGAGAGCATGATTCTACAACTGGTACTGCTCATACTGCAACTACTCAACTTCAACAAAAACCTCGAGGTTTTAGTTTTACTAGCAATTCTAAAGTAGAAAAAGCATTAACACTTAATGATGAATTGTATTTTAATCCAGTAGAATCAGTAGGGTTAGGAACTCTTTCTGGAGTAGGAATTGGTTCTACTCTTGTATTCTCTAATCCTGGAACTGGAATAAGCGAAATATTCATTCCAACTAAAGCAATTTACTTTAAAAATCATAGATTGAATACTGGAGATGCTTTAACTTATAGTACTAATGCAGGAGCTGCTGTGTCAGTCTCTACTGATGGTATTGATGGATTTGCTCTTACTCAAGGTCAAACAGTATTTGCAGCCAAATTGAGTAGTGATTTGATAGGAATTTCTACAGCACAGGTTGGATTGGGTTCTACAGGTTCTTTTGTAGGAATTAATAGTACCACTACAGTTTCTACATTATTCTTTATTGGAGTGGGTACTGGAATCTATCATAGTTTTAAAACCAATCGTGATAGTGTATTAACAGGATCATTGAGTAGATCAATGGTTACTGTATCTACATCTTCTACTCATGGTCTTGTATCTAGAGATCAAATTAAATTAAATGTTTCTCCAGGTATAACCACCACTGTAAAGGTAGCTTATAATGACTATAATAGAAGAATAGTAATAGATCCTAGAACTTTCTCTTCTGGAGATGTTAGTGTGGGTAATGATACTATTACTATTGCTAGACATGGATATAAAACTGGACAAAAGGTTATTCATACTGCGGATACTTCTTCTGGAGGTTTATCTGATAATAGAATTTATTATGTGTTTGTAGTAGATACTAACACTATTAAATTATCAGATAATTATTATGAGGTTATTAATATACGACCAAAAACAATTGATATTACTAGTGCTTCTGCTGGAACTATATCTCCAATTAATCCTCCTATACGTACTGAGAAGAATTTAAAAATATACTTTGATCTTTCAGATTCTTCATTAGCATTTATCAATAATGAAGTTTCATATAGTGCATTTGATTTTGATTTATATGAAGATCCAAATCTAAGTAATAAATTTATTACATCTGGTAAGAGTGATGATTTTAATGTTGTTAAAACTGGTAGAATTGGTATAGATGCAAATGCTAATCTTACAGTTAAAAATGTTAAAGAAATTGATAAAACTTTATACTATAATTTATTACCTATAAATGAAATTTTAAATACAACAGTTAAATTGCAAATTATAAGGGATGTTGAAAATATTATTGGCAGTAATTCTATAAGTCTTTTTCATAGTCCTTTAACTGGAACCCAAAACATAGTGGGTTTAGGTTCTACTACATTCTCTTTCATATGTCCTGTTTCTCCTGAAAAATTAGAATATACATCTTCTGATGGTGAGTTTTCTTATTTTACAAATTCAACAAGAACTGATGGACCTATATCAAAGATTGTAATTGAAAATAATGGATTCCAATATAGAACTCTTCCAGGAATTTCTACTATTATAACAAATAGTGGAAAAAATGCAGTTTTAGAAACAAGAGGTTATGATATAGGTAAGATATGCCATACTGTTATTAGGGATATTGGGTTTGATTATCCTGTAGATAGAACTTTAAGACCTGAAGCTAATATACCTCAATTAATAAAAGTAGATTTACTTACTTCCTTAGATAGTATTGGTATTAGTTCTGTAGGTAAAAATTATCTAGAATCTCCTGGTTTAGTTCTTTTGGATGGATTAACTAATAAAGTAGTTAATGATATTGAATTAGATTATGAATTAGGTGATACACAAGTTAGTATTTTAAGAAATACTAAAACTTTGAATAATGTTACTCCTAAGATAATTCCTATTAGCAATTCTAATGGATACACTATTAATAATATTGATTATGATAGTGGAGCAAAAAATGTAACTATAACTATTGGAGCAAGTTTTAGTGATGCTGCAGATTATCCATTTGAGGTGGGTAAAAAGGTAATGATTGAGGGTGCTAGTGTTGGAGTTGGAAGCACTGGAAAAGGATTTAATAGTGAAAATTATAATTATACTTTATTTGAAATATTAGCAACAGATCCTAATATTGGAGGAACTTTGGGAACAGTAAGATATAGTTTATCTAATATTATTGGTGAAGGAGAAATTCCAGGAACATTTAAATCTAATATTTCATCAGCTAAGATTATAGCAGAAGAAGATTTTCCAATTTTTAATCCTTCTTTAAAAGTTGATGAATTTGAAAAAGGAGAAAATGGAGTTTCTGGATCTAAGAGAGGAATTATTCAATCATGGAATAATAATTATGGATATATTAGAATATCTTCTATTCAAGATTTTGAAGTTGGAGAGAATTTTATTGGAGAGTCTTCTGGAACTCAAGGAAAAATAACTGAAGTTGTTTTAGATAATTCTTTATATGATATTGGATCTTCTTCCTTAGTGAAAGAAGGATTCCAAAAAAATACTGGATTCTTAAATGATAATCTACAAAGAGTTTTTGATAGTGATTATTATCAATACTTCTCATATTCTTTAAAATCAGAATGTGAATATGAAAAATGGAAAGAACCTGTATCTAGTTTAAATCATACTGCAGGATTTAAAAAATTTAGTGATTTAGTTATTAGAAATGAACAAGAAGTTGGAGTGTCTACTGTCCAAGATGGTACTAGTTTTGATGTTATTACTACTTTATCAGAACCTGTTAGTTTAAATACTGTATTTGATTTTGATCTTGTTACTGAAAAAACACTAGAAATAGATTCATCTATTATTTCTGATGAAATAGTTTTTAAATCTAGAATTTTACAAGACTATAATGAATCTATAGGTAATAGAGTATTGACTATAGATGATATTAGTGGTGATTTTAATAATAATGCTAGAACAGATGCTTTCATGTCTGTTGATACTTTTAACTTAGCAAGTGTAAGATATAGAAAATATGTTAGTTTTATTAGAGATAAGAGATTCACTAAAGAAAGGCAGATCTTATTAGTTTCCGCACTTCATGATGATAGTGGTAATATCTTCTTAAATCAGTATGGTAGAGTTGAAACTAATACTGACCTTGGAGAATTTGGTGGAGATTTAGGTTCATTTGATATGGATATTGCTGGAGATGATGGAAGATTGCTATTCTTCCCTAAGAAGTTTAAATTTAATAATTATGATGTTTCTAATGTAGCATATAATATTTCTGATAGTGTTGCTGGTGTAGGTTCTACTGGATTAGGTGGTATTGTTAATATTGTAAGTAGTACAACAACCATACCTTTAGGAATCACCACACAACATAGTATAGTATCATTTGCTACCACTTACAGAGGATCTAAGATCTTAGTTGCATATGCTGCTAGTGATTCATCATACTGGGAGCATGATGAGATAACTTTGGTTCATGATGGCACTAATGTAGATTTAGTGGAATATGGTCAGTTAACCACAAGCAATGTTGGTAGTGCTTCTGGTGAACCTGGTCTTGGAACTTATAGTGCTTATATTGCTGGAGGTAGAGTTAATTTAGATCTTCATCCTACTGTTAGTACTGCAAGCACATATGTTGCTAATACTGTTCATGTTGACTTTGGAAATGCATCATCTGCTGGTGTTGGTACTACATCATTAAACACTTCTAATTTAGATTCTAGATATACTGCTATATCTGCTAGTGGTTCTCCTTCTGCTACAACTGTAGCACAATATGAGACTGAAACATTTAATGGTGCTTATTATGTTGTATGTGTAGAAGATACTACTAATAGTCATTATCAAATATCAGAAGTCATAGTAGTTGATGATGGTACTACTGCTTTTATAACAGAGTATGCTATCAACCAAACTGTTACAAACCTTGGTGATTTTGATGCTGCTATTTCTGGAGACAATACTAATTTAACATTTACACCTATAGCAAGTGCTAATGTTCAAGTTAGAGTATTTCAAACTGCTTTAAGACTAGTAGATGATCTTAATAGTATTACTGAAATAGATTTGGACAATGCTACTATTGATACTGGATTTGGTGCTTATACTGCTACTGAGACTGATGTTAAGAGAGAATTTGAACTTAAGCACAGACAACTACCAATATTCAAGAGAGACTTTGTAGGGAGTGCTACTACTACAGTTAGTTTAGCTGAAGACACAATTAGACTACCTGATCATTACTTTGTTACTGGAGAGCAGTTATCATACAGATATACTGGTGCTGGAACTACTTCTGCTATTGAAATTACCTCACAATCTATACCTGGGTATGGTACTACAGATAAAATGCCTTCTACAGTATATGCTGTTAAGGTTGATGACTCTACACTTAGACTTGCCACTTCAGCAGAGAATGCTTTAAAGTCAAGTCCTACTTATTTGGATATTACTGCTGTTGGTATTGGTACTTCTCATTCCTTTACTTCTACTAAGCAGAATTCTAGATGCATATTAAGTATTGATAATGTGGTTCAATCTCCAATAGTTGCTACTGCTGTAACTACTACTATTACTGCTGATGTATCTGCTACTACAGACAAGATTAAAATATCAGGAATAACATCTATTACTGGTGGTGATATGTTGAAGATTGGTGATGAGATTATGAAGGTGGATTCTGTTGGATTGGGTGCTACTAACGTTCTATTAGTCACTAGACCTTGGATGGGTACACAATCAACATTGCATACTGATGGCACTTTAATTACTAAGGTGGATGGAGCATATAATATTGTAGACAGTAGTGTTAACTTCTATACTGCTCCTGTTGGATTAACTCCACTATCAACTACTACAAATGAACCAGATGAGAGGGACTTTGTTGGTATATCCACTCACTCAACATTTAATGCAAGATCATTTATGAGATCTGGTATTACTGGTAGTTCTGATGAACCTTATGCAGGTAACTATATCTTTGATGATATTTCTGGTAACTTTACTGGATTGACAACTCAGTTTACTCTTAAGTCTGATGGTAGTGATGTAGCAGGATTCTCTACAAATAATGCTCTTATATTAGTTAATCAAGTTCCTCAAGGACCACAAAGATATACTGGTGGAGTATCTGTTGCTGGTGATTATACACTCATAGAAAGTGTAGGAATTACTAGTATTCAGTTTACAGGTTCTATCTCATCAGTAGCATCTGATCCTAATAGTTCCAATGTTCCTCTTGGTGGGGTTATTGTTTCTGTTGGATCTACAGAGGGATTAGGTTATCAACCATTAGTTGCTGCAGGTGGTACTGCTGTGGTTTCTGGATTAGGTACTATTAGTTCTGTAAGTATAGGAAATAGTGGATCTGGATACAGAACAGGTATTCAAACTGTTGTGAATGTAGGTGTTCAAACATTAAGCACTGGAGCACCTAATATTGAGTTTATTGGTACTGCTGCTATTAGTGGTGGTAATATTGTAAGTGTTGCTATCACCAATCCTGGTACTGGTTATACATCAACTAATCCACCATTGGTTGTCATAGATGAACCATTATCTTACAGTAATATGCCTCTATTCTATTCCTCAAATCAATCTGGGGTAGGATCAGAAGCAAGAGCAAATGTAGTTGTTGGTTTGGGTGGTAGTGTTATTGATTTTGAAATTACCAATCAAGGATATGGTTATGGTGAGACTCAAAAGTTAACCATAGGTGTTGGTGGCACTGTTGGTATTCCAACTGCAGGTGCTACTGAGTTTAGAGAATTCCAATTAACTGTTCAGGAAACTATTAGTGATAGTTTTGCTGGATGGACAGTTGGAGACTTCCAAGTATTAGATCCTTTAGATTCATCATTTGATAGTAAAGCAACTTCTTTTGCATTAAATTTAAATGGTGTTCAACAAACTATCCAATCAAAACCAGGATCAAATATAGATGTTGAAGTTCTTTTATTAGTATTCATTAATGATATTCTTCAAGTTCCTGGAGAAGGATATGAATTTAAAGGTGGTAGTTTTATATCATTTAAGGAAGCTCCAAAATCAGGAGATACTTGCAAAATTCTTTTCTATCAAGGAACAGGATCAGTTGATGTTACTAATGTTGATATTTTAGAAACAATTAAAAAAGGAGATGAGGTTAAATTATATGATAAAGATATTTCTTTAGAAGAAAATAAGAGAACAGTAACAAATCTAAATTCATCTGATAGTCTTAATACTAACCCTTATGCTGGTCCAGGAATTACAACCAATGAGACTTTTGAAAGATCTCTTAATTGGTCTAGACAAACTAAAGATAAATTTATAGATGGAGTGGCAGTTACTAAGGATAGACCTCATTACGAACCACTAATATATCCTAATACTAATATTATTCAAACAGTTGGTGTAGGATCTACTGTAATATATGTTTCTAACATTAGAACCTTCTTTGATAGTTCTAAGGAAAATTATACTGGACAAACTGATATTAGAATCATTTCTCAGGATAGTTTGGTTGGAGCATCTGCTACTGCATTTGTGTCTGTTGCTGGAACTGTAACTTCATTTGATATTACAAATGCTGGAGTTGGATATACAATAGCACCTACAGTGTCTATTACTACTCCCATAGGTTTGACTACTTCTCAGGGTGCTAGAGCATCTGCTACTATAAGTGGAGTTGGAACTGTAAATGCTATTACAGTTTCTTATGGAGGAACTACTAGTGGATTTGCTTATACTAGCACTGCTGCTCCTTCAGTTCTTATAGGAGAACCAAAATCAGTTGCTTCCATAGAAACTATTGAGAATGTATCATATTCTGGTGATTTTGGAATTATATCTGGTATATCTACAACATCTGTAGGAGTAGCATCTACTGCTATTGTGTTTGATTTACTTCTTCCAAAAGAATCATTATTTAGAAATGCTGCTACTGTAGGAAGTGCATTAACAGTAAGTGGAATTTCAACTGGATATTATTTTACAGTCTTTAATTCTAATGTAGGTGCTTCAGTAACTTCTCTATATCAAGATGGTACTGTGGTTGGTATAGGAACATCCTTCTTAGATAATGTCTATGAAGTTGCTCAAGTTTCTATTGCTCAAACTATGGGTATAGGAATTGGATTGACTTATGTTGCTCAAGTAACAGTAAGTGTTCAAGATTATAATGGATTAACTGGTCTTGGATATAGTGAATTCTTTGGTGAATATAGTTGGGGTAGAATTGATACTGCTCCAAGAGGAAATGCCAGAGTATTTACTTCTTATGCAGGTAATAGTGATGGATTGATTGGTATAACTACTTCTCCTATTGTTGAAAGAGTTAATCCTTTAAGATACGTAAATTATAACACATAAATAACTAAAAAAATAGCAAAAATGTCAGCCATTATAACTGATCAACTAAGAATATTGAATGCTAAGAATTTTGTTTCTACAGCAACTTCTTCAGCAAATTCATATTATTCTTTTGTTGGTTTACCTAATGCTACTAATTATTCTTCTACATGGGATTCTAACCCCCCTGCTCCTAAGGATAGTTTTGATCAAGAAAATGATTATTGGGATACTATGATTGCGTTAAAGAAGATTACATCTTCTGATATACGTAGAGTGATTAGTAAACATACTTGGACTTCAGGTATAACTTATGATATGTATCGTGGAGATATTAGTAGAACAAATACATCTCAACCTTCTGGTGCAACTAGTCTATATTCAGCAAAATATTTTGCAGTAAATGAAGATTTTAAAGTTTATATTTGTCTGCAAAATGGTACAAATCCAGAAAATACTACAGGAAGACCTTCACTAGATCAACCTACATTTACAGACTTAGAACCTAAAACAGCAGGTGATAGTGGTGATGGTTATATTTGGAAATATCTTTACACTATCAAACCAAGCGATATTGCAAAGTTTGACTCAACTAACTTTATGCCTGTTCCTACAGATTGGGAAACAAGCTCAGATAATGCTGCTGTGAGAGATAATGCATCTAATAGTGGTCAATTGAAAATTGCTACTATTATTAATAGAGGAGCAGGTATAGGAACTGCTAATAGAACTTATACTGGAGTTCCTATTAGTGGTGATGGGTCAGGAGCAGAAGCAACTATAGTTATTAATAATGATGCTAAAGTAGAATCTATTAATATTGCAAAGGGTGGATCTGGTTATACTTATGGAACAGTGGACTTAGAAAAAGGAGGAGTTCCTACTGGAACTACAATCCCAATCTTCAATGTTATTGTTCCACCTCAAGGTGGTCATGGAGCAGATGTTTATAGGGAATTAGGAGCAACTAATGTTTTAGTTTTTTCTAAGATTGAAAATGATGCTTCTAACCCTGATTTTATCACAGGAAATCAAATAGCTAGAATTGGTATTGTAGAAAATCCTCAAGTTTTTGATTCAACTGCTAACTTAACTTTATCTAAAGCAAGTTCTCTTTATGCTTTAAAATTGATTGGAGCAGGATATACTACTGCAACATTTAATTTAGATGGTCAAGTAACTCAAACTGTAGGGGTAGGTTCAACTGCTGTTGGTAGAGTGGTTTCTTATGATCAAACTACTGGTGTTTTAAAATACTGGCAAGATAAAAGTTTAGTTGGATTTACTACTGATGGATCTTTAAGAACAGATCCAAAATATGGTTTTTCATTACATTCATTTACAGCTAATCCAACTACAGGTGGAAATGTTAATATTGCTAGTAATGAAGGTACTTTGGGGATAGATACTAATTTTGGTTCATCTGGAAGTCCTGGTATAAGTACTGTAATAAATAATAGGACATATTACCTTGGACAGAGTTTTAATCAAGGAGTTTCAAACCCTGAAGTTAAGAAATACTCTGGAGATATAATTTATGTTGATAACAGACCTTCTATTACTAGGTCTGCTAACCAAAGAGAAGATATCAAAGTCATTTTGCAATTCTAAAGAATCATGCCTCAGGAAACTAATTTAAACGTCGCTCCTTACTTTGACGATTTTGATACTAAAAGTAGTTATTGTAAAATATTATTTAAACCAGGTGTTCCAGTACAAGCTCGTGAATTGACAGGAATTCAATCTATCCTTCAAGGTCAGATTGAAAAATTTGGACAACATATTTTTAAAGATGGTGCTTCTGTTACTGGAGGTGGAGCAAGATACAATGGTTCATATCATTCAATTAGAATTCAAGTATTTAATGAAGGGATAGATGTAAATTCATATCTTACCAAGTTAATGGGTAAGGTAGTAGTTGGTAGTAAATCTGGAGTAAAGGCTAAAATTAAATCAGTTATAGGTAATGGAGTTAAAGGAAATTGGTATGTTTTATTTGTTACTTATTTAAGTACTGGTGGCAATAATAATGAAGTATTTACTAGTGGAGAAAGTTTATTATTAGATAATTCTGTTTTGACTACAAGACAGGGAACTACTTTTCAGGTAGGAGAACCTGTAGCTCAGTTAGTTGTTGGTAGATGTTCATATTTAGGATCTGCTGCTGTATTGTCAGGAGGTATTTATTTTGTAAGGGGATATTTTGTAGATGTTCGTCAACAAACTATTGTTATAGATCCTTATCGTAATGATATTAGTTGTAGGGTAGGATTAAAAATTAGTGAAACTATTGTTAATTCTGATTTAGATCCATCTCTAACAGACAATGCTGCTGGATATAGTAATTATACAGCTCCTGGTGCAGATAGATTATCTGTATCTATACAATTAACTAAAATTCCTTATATAGATCCTAAACCATCTAATTTTATAGAATTGATGGAGATTAGAAACGGTGAATTAACTAAAGTACGTCAAGACAATGATTATAATGAATTAGAACATGAGATTGCAAGAAGAACTTTTGATGAATCTGGTAATTATTATACTAAACCATTTACACTTACTACTAGAGAAACTTTAAATGATTATGAAGGAAATAATGGACTTTTTAATCGCAATCAAAAAACTTATAACGACCTAATCCCAGATTTAAATTTAGGAACTTATAGATTATCTCCAGGAAAAGCTTATGTTGAAGGGTATGAAGTAGAAACTATAGTTCCTGCATACTTGGATTTTCCAAAACCAAGAACTGTCAAAACTTTAGAAAATCAAAGTTTAAATTATGTTACTGGACCCACCTTTACCTTAAATAATGTTTCAGGATCTCCTATTATTGGAATAGGCACTGATTATACTGTAAGTCTAAGAGATTCTAGAATTGGTGCTGCTGCAACTACTGCTGCTGGTAAAGAAATAGGATTAGCACGCGTATATGATTTTGCATTAGAATCTGGTTCTTACAATTCTTCTAATTTAGCAGAAAATGAATGGGATATTGCTTTATATGATATACAAACTTATACTAATATAACTTTAAATACTAATCCAGAAAAAGCTTTAGTTGTTCCTACTCATATTAAGGGAAAATCTAGTGGTGCTGTTGGATATTTAAGATATAATTCTGTTGGTACTGCTATTACTGCTTATAATACTAAAGGAACTTTTGTTACTGGTGAGCAATTAATTTTTAATGGAGTAGAGAGTGGAAATATTTCTGTAGGATCTACTGCACATACTACTAGTGACATTAAATCTATTCATGGAACTGTAAGTACAGCAAGTACTTTTAATTCTGATGTACATCAAACAGTATTTTCTCATATAGGTGAAGTCAATATTACAGAACCTCCCACTTCAGGAGCATCTACAGGAATTTCTACAGTTACCAATGTAGATCCTACTAAGTTTTTTATAGGAATTGCTACTGTTGGAAATATTGTAGAATATACCAATCCAGGAAAAAATACTATTTCATATGCAAAAGTTGAAAGTGTATCTAAAAATTCCTTAACTATCTCTGGAGTTAGTAGTGTTACTGGTATATGTGATGGTGGATTACCTTCTGCAGTAGGAGGAATCAATCCATCAAACTTTAAGGTACTCACTTCTCAATTCCAATCTTCTACTGATAATAATTTATATACAAAACTACCTAAAAATAATGTTCAAAATGTAGATCTAACAGATTCTCATATTACAATTAGAAAACAATTTGATGTAACTATTACTGATAACTCTACTGCTGCTATTAGCACTGGTAATGCAAATGAAACTTTTCTACCATATGATGAAGAGGATTATTCTTTAATTAGAACTGATGGAACTATAGAACCTTTATCTTCAGATAAATTTGATTTTAATCAAGGATCTACTGAATTGATTATTAATGGATTGGGAACTAATAGTCCTGCTAAATTGATAGCAACACTACGTAAAATAAAAGTAACAGAAAAAATCAAAGAAAAGCAAAAAATTAATGTTCTTAATGTAGTAGGATCAGCTAGTTCTATTTCTGGTATTGGAACTACTACATTAAATGATGGACTTACTTATAATACTGTTTATGGAACTAGAGTTCAAGATTCTGAAATTTCTTTAAATGTTCCTGATGTTACTAGAGTATTGGGAATATATGAATCTAATACTGTTAGTGCTCCAAAATTACCTATATTAACTTTTTCTTCAATTAATAGTCCAACAGGAAAAACAGGAGATATTTTAATTGGTGAACCAATGATGGGAGATACTAGTTTAGCTCGTGCAGTATATGTTACTAAAGAAAGTGATTCTGCTATTCAATTTACTAATTTAAATACTTATTCATTCCAAGTTGGAGAACAAGTTACTTTTTCAGAATCTAATATTACTGCTACTATAGCATCTATTACACTTGGATCTAATGAAATAACTGAAGAATTTAATTATGATGATGGACAAAGAAATACAATTTATGATTATGGTAGATTAATTAGAAAACCTGAATTTAATGCTCCTGTTAAATCTTTAAAAGTAGTATTTGAATCAGCATATTATACGGCATCAGATGATGGTGATATTACTACTGTCAATTCTTATGATAATTTTAGGTATAAAACTTTACCATCAATTAATGACACAAAAGTAAGTGATATTATTGATATAAGACCTAGAGTTTCTGAGTTTTCTGGAACTACTAGATCTCCTTTTGAATTTTTAGGTAGAAATTTTAATTCATCTGGAAGTTCTGCTAAAAATATTTTAGCTGCTGATAGGTCTATCTTATTAGATTATTCTTTCTATCTTCCTAGATTAGATAAAATTTATTTAACTAGAACTGGAACTTTTCAATTAGTTCAAGGTCTTCCAGCTGAAACTCCAGAATATCCTGCACCTATTGATGGGGCATTGGAAGTAGCATCTATTACTTTACCTGCCTTTCTCTATAATATGTCAGATGCAAGTATTAGCCTAGCATCTTATAAGAGATATCAGATGGGTGATATCAATAAACTAGAAAAAAGAATTGAAAATTTAGAGTTTTACACTTCACTTTCTTTATTGGAAAGTGAAACTTTAAATATGCAAATTACTGATGCTGATGGATTAAATAGATTTAAATCAGGTTTCTTTGTAGATGATTTTTCTAATACAGAAAATCAAATTAAAACTACTATAGTAAAGAATTCCATTGATTTTCATAATGGTATATTAAGACCTGCTCCATATACAACTGAATTAGATCTTAAATTAGCACCCAATACCCTTAATGGTCTTAGAAGAACTGGAAGTGTAATAACATTAGATTATGATGAAATAGTTTTTGCATCACAACTTTTTGCTACTAGAGTTGAAAATGTTACTCCTTATCTTGTAAGTTATTATGGAGGAACCATAGATTTGCAACCAGATTCTGATATATGGGTAGATCAGGTTGTACTTGAAGCTAAAAATGAAGATCTTGTTACTTATACTGAAAATACACAACAATTAGATGCTGCTGGATTTGATTCAAGAGCTGGATATGGTCCAGTAACTTGGGGAGGATGGTCTGATAATTGGACAGGATATGATACCTCGCAGAGTACAAATAGTTCTTGGAGCATGAATAGTGATGGTAGTGGTGCAAAACATCAAACTACCACTACTCATAGCACTAGGGTAGGTAGTTCTACAAGAACAGCATCTAGAAAATTAATTAGAGAAACATTTAATACTATAAATGAAGGTCCTAAGGTAATTAATACCCAAATAAGTGCTTATCTGAGATCTAGAAATATTAAATTTGATGCTAGAACTCTTAAACCTTCAACAGGAATTTATGCATTCTTTGATGGTCAAGATGTAGCATCTTATATTATTCCTAAACTTCTAGAAATTTCAATGATTTCAGGAACTTTCCAAGTAGGAGAGACTGTTATTGGTATTGATAGTAATGGAACTGAATATATTAGGTTTAAAGCAGCACAAGCAAATCATAAGAGAGGAAATCCTTTACAACCTAGTGAAGTTTATATAAGAAATCCATATTATCAGTTTACTCCATTATTGAAAGGTGTATCTGTTTTAGTAGATACTGTTGTTCCAGAATCTACAGATACAACAGATTCTGATGCTAATTCAGATCTTATTAATATTCCTGAATTATATTCTTCAACATCTACTATTATTAATGTGGATGTTCATTCTTTATCTAAAAAGGAAGAGAATACTTTCTATGGATATGTACAAACAGGTATTAAGTTAATAGGACAAACATCTAATGCTGAAGCTACTGTAGGTAAAGTAAGACTTAGAACTGATAATATTGGAAGTGTAATTGGTTCTTTGTTTATTCCAAATCCTAATAATGAGGTTAATCCTAAGTTTGATACTGGTAAAAAAGTATTTAAACTTACAAGTAATAATCTTAATAGTCAAGTACCAGGAAATGTTACTTGCGATGCCACTAGAACATTTGATTCCTCAGGATCTATTGATACTCTCCAATCCACTATTATTAGTGTAAAGAATATTCATACTGATATTGTTACTAGACAAGAAACCAAATCTATAAGAGGAGGAACTACTACATCATCATCTAGTCAGATTGTAGATAGAAGATATGCCCCATCACCTCCACCCCCACCACCATCACCTTGGCCACCAGATCGTATAATACCACCACCACAATATCCACCAATACCTAGTGGACTTCCTATAGATGATCCAGATCCAATAAGACCTACAATTACTGTTAGGGATGAAGTAAACCCTGTTATAGTTGAAATTAATACTGAGGTAGATGGCTCTATTATGAGCGATATTACTACCACTAATGTTGAATTTGTAGATGTTGTTCCAGATTTAGGTGGATATAGTATTGTTGGAGGTAAAACTTTTGCTGCTCAAACTTGGGTAGAACAAGCTGATGATAATCCTAATATTGATTATGTACCTAAGTTTGAAAATGAAGGTTTAGCAAATTTAGTTGCTGAAAGTCAAACTAATATGGGAGTGCTACTTATAGTTGACATAGAAAATGATTCTACACAAGGACAAATAAATGATCCTATAGCAAATGCCTATGCTTTAGCAGGTGAGCCACCCCCAGATGAAGGAGCTATGGCATACTGGACTGCTTCTATAATAGGTGGTGAAGGTATTACTGATCCTGTAGAAATACAAGAGAGGATGGCTGAGCATCTAGGTTTTGTAGCAGACAATACACCAGAGCAGTTGGAACAATTTGGTATTGACAATGCTGATGCTGTTCAAGCAACACTAGATTTAGTTGAGGATATAACTGGATATAGTAAAGAAGACTTAACTCAATTAGATAAAGAGTGTGGCCATGGCGTTAAAGACCCTCTTGCACAGTCATTCTTTGTCCCTCCTGGCGTTGGAATTTATGCAACTAAAGTAGATCTTTACTTTGGTTCTAAGGATGAATTCTTACCAGTCAGTGTTCAAATAAGAACAATGAAATTGGGAATGCCTACCACTGAAATAGTTCCATTTGGTGAAGTTGTATTAGATCCTGAGCAAGTCAATATATCTGATGATGCTTCTCTTAGAACTACAGTTAGATTCCCTGCTCCAGTATATCTACCTGGAGGACAATCTTATGCACTTGTTCTTCTATCTACAAGTAATGAATACACTGCTTGGATTTCAAGAATGGGTGAGACTGATATTCAGACTAAGGATAAACCAGAATCTGAACAGGTAGTTGTAAGTCAACAACCAACTTTAGGATCTTTATTTAAATCTCAAAATGGAGAAACATGGAATGCAAGTCAATATGAAGATTTAAAATTTGTATTATATCAGGCAAGATTTACTCAACAATCTGGAAGTGTTAGTTTTGTTAATCCACCTTTATTGACAAGTTCTGATGATATTCCACCTTTATTGAAAGATTCTGTTCAAATGTCTTCTAATAAGATTAGAATAGGATTTAATACCACTATTTCTGATACAGGAATAACAGTTGGTAATATAATTCAACAAGATGGAAGTAATGCTACAGGAAGAATAGCAGGAACTGCTGGAACAGCAACTGGCAATTTAACTATTACTAATGCTGGAGTAGGTTATACACCTTCTTCTGGTGCTGCAACTTATCAAGATGTTGCTCTCAATACCATCACTGGTTTTGGTAGAAATGCAACTGCTAATATCACTATTACTAATGGAGTAGCATCTGCTGCAACCATTGCTAATGGAGGTAGTGGATATCTTCTAGGAGATGTAGTTGGAATAACATCTGTAGGTATCAATTCCTTAGGAAAAAATATCAAATTCTCTATTGGAGGAATTACTGGTATTAATGAATATGTTCTTGATAATGTTCAAGGAGACTTTGCCACTGGTGTTAATAAATCTATCAAATACGTTACTGGTGCAGGAGTTACAGTATTGAACTATGCTGCTGGTGGTAATGTATTTTTATCAGGATCTCCAGTAACAGTTTCTGATGGTTTGCATATTAAAGTGAATCAAAAGAATCATGGAATGTATTCCAATCAAAATATGATAACCATTGAAGGTATTGAATCTGATGTTCCTAGTACTCAATTAGCAGCAGATTATGATAATTCTTCTACTGGTTCCATTATTTTAAATGATGCATCAGATTTTGCTGAATTTGAAAGTGTTGGTGTGGGTTCTACTAATCTTGGTTATGTTAAAGTAGGAAAAGAAATTCTTTCTTATAGTGGAGTAGTTAATAACACATTAACTGGTGTTACTAGAGGAGTTGATTCTACACAAACAGTAAATCATAGTGAATTAGATTATATTCAGAAATACGAATTGAATGGAGTATCTCTTAGGAGAATTAATAAAAATCATAACATAGCAGATGCTACTGTTGTTAATCCTAAAGGATTGGATTACTTTAATATTAAAGTTGACATGTCTTCTAATGGATTAGATAGATCTGTAGGAACTAGTCTTCCTAAGTTACATTTCAATGAAACTAAATCTGCTGGAGGAAGTCACATTCTTTCTAGTGAAAATATACCATTTGAAATTGTAACACCAATAGTTCAAAATATTACTCCTCAAGGAAGTTCTATTTCAGCTTCAGTTAGGACAGTTACTGGAACTAGTATTGATGGATCTGAAGTTCCTTATCAAGATAAGGGATTTGAGACAATTAGTTTGGTGGGTGACAATTATATGTCAAGTCCTAGAATGATAGCTTCTAGAATTAATGAAACAACATCTTTACCTACTTTACCAGATAATAGATCATTTACTTTAAATTTATCTCTTACTGGAAATACTGGATCTTCTCCTGTAGTTGACTTGGATAGAATTGGAGTTATTCTTACTTCCAATAGAATTAACAATCCAATTGATGATTTTATTACTGATAATAGAGTTAATACATTGAAAGATGATCCTAACTCATTTGTTTATGCATCTAAACCTGTTACTTTAAAAGAAGGAGCTACTGGAATTAAAATTAATTTAGAAGCTCACATTAATTTAAGTAATGATATTAGAGCATTCTATGCTATTATGGATGATCTAAATGATGAATTGAATTATCAACCATTCCCAGGATATCCTAACCTATTAACAACAGGTCAAATTATTGATCCAGCTCAAAATAGTGGACTTCCTGACAAATTAGTACCTAAAACTGATTCTATAGCATATGCAGAAGATCAGGTAGTATATAATGATTATACATTTACCATTGATGATCTTCCCACATTTAGGAACTTTAGTATTAAGTTAGTTGGTACTGGTACTAATCAGGCTCAACCACCTAGAATGAAAAACCTTAGAGTTATCGCTCTTGCATAATATGAAAGTAGAAGGACATCCAAATCTCATTAGAGATGAAAATAGCAATGCTATTGTGAATACTGATTCTGCAGAATACACCAATTATCTTTCCCTTCGTGCTAAAAAAAAGCATGGAGGTGATAGAATAGATAATATGGAGAATGATTTGAAAGATTTAAAGGATGATATTAATGAAATCAAAAGTTTACTAAGAGCACTATCTAATGGCTAAAAATACTCTTACATTTGATCCTAGTTCTGGTGTTGCATATGGTGTTAATCTCACCCTCAACACTGGAGCAGACTTGGATGCTGACTATACTGTAGTTGGTACATCTGGTACTGCTTTTGATTTTACTGGATATACTGGTTCTGCTCAACTTGCTAAGAGTGTAGCTATTGGATCATCACAACATGCAATAAAAACATTTGAAGTTGGATTTACTAGTGCTAAAGGTGGTGAGTTTAGATTATC